GCCCAGATGTGTGTGTCGCCGGTGAACCCATCGTGATCGAAATCACTCTGAGTCCCCGGGCGAGTTGATGCGGGTCCGAAAACACGCCACTCGCTGCGAAGGTGATTGATGACCCATGAGTGCACGGCCGCAAGGCTGCGCACTCTACTGGCGTCCAGATCAAATGTTGGATCGGGCCGGGAGGCCCCAAGGCGAATCTTCCGTGGTGGAAGGTCCACAATCCGTTCGACCATTCTGACGCAGTTATTCGCGACCAGATAAATCGCTTCGGGTACATCAAGGGCACTCTTCACTCTTAACGGGGTGACAAGGTGTCCATGGAAATAGTCGGTGCCGCAAGACTCGAAGAAAGCTCCCTCACGGAAGCTCTTGTCTTGATTAACGGTGAAACCGGCTACGTCACATACCTGTACATACAGGTCGAAGGCTTCTCTAGGAATGATAACATCATCCCCGTACACACTCACATTAACACCCGTCTCAGGACGGATATCCACGTGTTCCATACAGGCACACGCAAGTGAGTAGAATATGAGCGTCTCAAGCTCAAATGTGTACGCATTCCCCATAGAGGAATACTTCTGGAAGTTATACCAGGTTTCGTCAACCTGATACCTTGGGCAGCGGAAGCTATCCAAGAACACTACCCAATCATTGGGCAGCAGACTCCAGACGAGAAGGTACGAGATCGTATCGCTAGCAGACGAGAAGTCCACTGTGGACAAACCACGTGAGGCGCAAACAGCAGCAAGCCGCTGGTTGACACCTTGATCACGCAAGTCTATCTTGTGTCGCAATAAGCGATCTTTAAGGTACGCACCGATGCCTTTCTGTCCAAGCCCATTGAGGAGGGGCTCGATACAAATCGGTCGATCAGTTTTAGCGTCCTTCGGGACGAGAGTGAGCTCACTACCCTGAACGATGGAGACGTCGGCTTCACAGCCGTCGATCCACCCAGGAAATTCCCCTAAGAATTCGGGGAGTAGTGGAAGCAGAGTTCGCGTGCACTCTAGTGTCGAGTGTAGCTTGGAGTATACGGACGTGTCACCACGTACCCCGTAGTTAGCTCCGGGCCCAAACGAGAAATCCAGACTTTCAAGAGTTGGCACTTCGCCAAGTATCGTAGCTATTTTGCTACGCGCTCTGTCCAGGACGGACAGAACGGTACCCGCCCATGGCGGGTTAGCTCCGAACTTAAAGGAGTTATTGGTCTCTTGACAGCGGATCTCACACTCGATGAATTTCTTATACGCTGCCGTCTTTGTGTTGATCCCCGTAGGGAGATCAGGGCACTTAGACATCAGCTTCACGGACTGGTAGTCCAGAAAGAAATCACGAGCGTTCTCGTAATCCTGTGGGTCTATCCCCTTACGAACCACTTGATCCCATTCACCCGCTTTTGCAAGCAGATAACAGGAGAGGCTAATAGGGGTGTCGATTGATTCCCACATGCGTAGGGCATAAGCCTTCACGCTTACGACCGGCACAGGCTTGCAAGCCCTGTAGCCCTTACTCTGGTTCTGCGAACCAGAGTGCGTACGGTCCCTGCGGACAGTGCGTCGTGTGCTCATTGTGATCCCCGTCTTTTAGTAGGGGACGTCGAACGACTGGATTGCCGCCTGAATGTTGGCGTCTGCCAAGGCGTTCGACATGAGCGCGCGGAGG